CCACTAGGAGTTATTGAGCAAGCTGGCGGCTCATTGCCTTGGTTGTATTTGCACGCCAAACAAGGGCGCACATAATTGGAATAATTATTCCGCAATAAATTCTTGATCTGATTGACCGTTATTCTTGAGATCCAAGGCTCAAGAGGGCGATCCTGCTTCCACATCTTCCATTTCTTGGAAATATGAAAACGAATAATCTGAGCAACATCATCGTAATCCATCCAAGCAATCGCTTTTAATTGCCAGATGTATCTATGCTTTTCGATTATTCTATCTATTACGTCCTGCTTGTCCTCGTATCTAATCTTGCGCCTCAGCTTTGGTTTTTCCATATTTAGTGGGTGACAAGCTTTCTATCCCACTTACTCTTTTAGATGCAAATTTCTTTGCCGAAGCGTTCTGAGGGTTACGAGTTAAATCATCTAGATTAAAAGCTCTAAAACTGCCTTCAATTTCCACTTCCAGATCAAGCTTGTCTAGTTGAGGAACTTCCTCAACATTAGAATGCTCATCATCTTCATCTTCTTCTACTTCTACCGCTCTCGCTTGAGGCTGCTTTTTGGCAACGCTTTGCGCGATTTTGCCGCTCATTGAGCTTCCGCATTTGGAGCAGAAGTTTGGGGCAAATCCAGCATATTCATACTTACTTCCGCAATTACTACAGAACATTAAGGCCATTTTATTTCTTTTTATCTAAGTCGTTGACTTTGTCGTTGAGATTTTCCAGCTTTGTTAATATTTTAGTTATATCTCTTTGTATTTCAACCATCTTATCAGTATTAACTGGGGCTCCGTCATCGTCAACGATCTTAGATAAACGTCTTGAAATGCTTTTTACCCCATTATTTACGTAAGCCATTTGCTCGGCCTGCACTTTAATTTCTCTAGCAACTGGCAAAAAGTCTTCCTTTTTTACATAAGTAGCATTCAGATAAAATAAAACAGAAGCGATCAAGATCCCACCAAAAACCTTTATTGCATTGGCCCAGATATTGACGCGCTCCATTTTCATCTTTATCTACCTGTCTTTACACCTTTTGAGTTGATTTTCTTGATAATAAATTTCAAGATTGTGCTTCTTTTAATGTCCTCTTCTGTGAACTCAAAAGTGTAAATTCCATTCTTTTGCGAATCTTCGTCTGAAAATAGATTATAAAAGTCGAGAAATCCGTTTTGGGTTTTGATATCTGGCTGCATAAAGTCTCCGCATAGAAATATCTTTGACCCCTCGCCAATTCTGGTAATAAGGGTAGTGATCTCTTTGGCGCTGAAGTTCTGGACCTCATCTGCGATTATAATCTTGTCGCTTAACGTACTGCCACGCAAAAAGTTAATTGGAGTAGCAGAAATTCTGCCCTCGTCTCTTAACCTATTAGCGTCAACAGGATCAATTATTTCTTGAACTTTGTCTTCCAGAGGGAGCAGATACGGCTGGAACTTTTCTGCCACAGAGCCCGGCAGCGATCCAATAGATTTGTCAGCGCTTTCTGCGATAGTTCTAATATATACGATATCTTTTTCATTGTGGTTGATTAGGTTTAAGGCCGCATAAACGGCCATAAAAGTTTTTGATGTTCCTGCTGGACCAGCAATAAAAACTATTTTAGTTTGCTCTTCCAGCAGTATTTTTAACAGATCTTGTTGTTTTTCGGTAAATTTAAATTTTCTTTCTTTGAATTTGATTTCCGTTTTCATCTGCGGAATAATGACTTCCGAAGATGTCTGTTTTGTTTTCTTGGGCTTTTTTGCCATAAATTAAACCATCTCTTCTACAATCCGTAGCCCTCCTTTTGCTACTCCGTTCGCATCGATAGAAATGTTCTGTTCGCTTAACACTCCTCCTAAAGAAATTGTATTGCCGTCAGCCATGGTTACTGTCAAAGTACCGCTAGTATTTGGCTGATAATCAGAAAGCCAATCCATGTTAGATATACCTTCCAACTGAAGCGATTTTGTTATTTTTGCTACGCTTGTTTGTGTTGGATAAGCATTTCCGATCTCAAAATTTGGGCGGCGCTCTACTTCTACTGAAAAATTTAAACTTTCGTACTCAGAAATAGTTTGGGTAAAGTTTGTGGTTGTAAAAGCGATAGCCATTCCTCTTAATGGAGAAATAATGCCTGTCTGAGCTTCTTGAGAGGTGTAAACATTAATTCCTGAGCCTGTTGCTAGGCCATAAGAATCGAACTGAAGATTTGCCGTTGCCACTTTCCAAGGCTCAAAAGAAACGGAAAAGCTTTTTAGGAAACACTTATCAAAGCGATAGTCAGGAACTTGGATGTAGCAACCACTTGTTGAGTTCCCAGTCAAAGATAAAAAGCCTGTTAATTGATTAACGCTACTTCCAGTAACTGGAATTACTGTCATTGAAACAGATGCTGTCTTTGGTCCTGTTTGTATGTAATAATCAAGCTCTTGCCCAATTCTTTTAACTCTTGTTAAAGCTGTACTATTTGAAGCGGCAAAATTTGTTGCATACAAAACATTATAAATGCCCGTATTCAAGCTCTGCTCATCTTGATTAGAGAGGAATGGGCGAATATTATCGTATGTAACGTAAGCCATGTGATATATTTACACTTAAAAATTATGTTACGTTTTCATCACGCATTTTTCCAAATGTATTGACATCATAACTTTTTTTTGTAAGATATTTATAGTTTTTATGTTAAACATTCACTATGCTCTTCAAACTTGTGATGTAAAATCGTTTCAAAATCAAAAAAGATTTTGCAGCGACAGCAGAACGGAGATTTCCAAAAAATGCTCCAAGTCTTTTTTTCAGTCGGTTTGGAATTTGGCGAAAGAAAGGCCAACAGAAACAAATCACCACATTATGGTGATAGAAGATCATTGTACTGAAGAGTTGTGCGCTTTTTTGCAGCAATGTCAAAAAGAATTTGAATTACCAAATTTAAAAATCGAAATCTCTCACTTAACAGATCAAACTGGAATTGCTGATAGCATCGAAGCTTGCTATAAATGGCTGGTTGAAAATGGAAAAGATCTTGTTTACCAAGTTCAAGATGATTACCTATTATTTCCAGAAGCGATTATGGAATGTGTAGATATTTTTAATAAAATTAAAACAGAAACGAATAGTGCTGCTATCATTAGTCCTTGGAATGATTGCTGGTTATGGCAAGTTTCTTACAGAAACAAAAGCACTCCAAGAGCAGTGTTTACAGGAAGAAAAGGCTATTGGATTCAATACTACGACATGAGTTGCTCTTTTTTGACAGGTCATAAACAGTTTATAGATAATTATGACTTAATGCAAAAATTTTTGAATATAATCAGATTTGCAGATGGCAAAGTTCCAAAAGAGCTAGAAAATATTTCTTTAAACCATCTATTGACAAAAAGAGGAATTCTTGGTATTGTCCCCGTTAATTGTCTGGCCCTACATATGCAATCAGAGGGAGAAAAAGATCCATACATTGACTGGAAACCTCTATGGGAAAGCATTAAAATATGAATGGCAAAGGATCTAAACCAAGACCATTTTCTATCAAATACCAGCAATATGCCGAAAACTGGGATAGCATCTTTTCCAAGAAAAAAGATAAAGAAAGCTTGACAGACAATACCAAACAGCCTAAGCTACCAACAAATTTAAAAAACTAATCTTATGGGAATGTACGATGACATCTTCGTTAAAGATCAATTACCTCTCAGCCAAGAGATGATTGATTTCGGTGTTGGTGATAAAAACGCCTACTTTCAATCAAAAGACCTTGAGTGTGCAATGGCCGTTTACAAGATTGAGAACGGCGAGCTTTTTATTGAAAAGTTTGCTAAGACCGAGTGGATCGAAGGCGACAAGAAAGCCAAAGGTCTCTTAAATAGAATTGGTTATTTTAAAAGAGAAGATCCTTACTTTGAAAAGGTCCACCATCATGGTGATGTTGGGTTTTATGATTTTTATGATATTAAAAAAGACGAAAAAACTTATGAGGTTTGGGTTGAGTTCAATGCCCGATTTGGCAACAGTAAGGTAGAAAAGATTGACCTTGTAAAGTTTGAGGCTAGAGATGTTACGGAAAGAGTGATCGCTGAAGAAAAGCGCAATAAAGAATATAGCGCTAAAATGCAACGCCCAATTTACAAGTACTTCTTGAATGCTCGCTGGTTTAATTTCTTCAAGAGAAAGTGGGCGTCCTTTTGGAGCTACCTTTCTTTGGGCTTTTCAAAACTGGCTTCTCTTTGCCAAAAAATTGGCTACTCAATTTATTAATGAAGCCTTATATTTTTGTTGATTTGGATGAAACGCTAATTCATACTTTTGAAGATTGGGAAGACCCAACGCCAGATGCTATTGAGGTTGAAGTGTCTGGGCAAACGCTACAGACCTCACTAAGACCGGGCGCATTGGATTTACTAGCTCAGTTTCGCGCTGTTGGCAACGTTAATATGCTCACAATTGCGTGCGCTGATTACGCAGCTAAAATGAATCAACAATTTGGGTTTGGGTTTTCGGGGCAAGAGATTTACCCCAGAGAAAAAATCAAAAATAAAATGATTGATTTGCCGCCAAGAGATCAAGTCGTTCTTCTTGATAACCTGCCAAGGAGAGAGAATAGAAACAAAATTGAGTTTCTTCGCAAAGTCTCAACCAAAGGTAAAGTTTCTTACTTGCAATGCATAGAATATCATGGGCATCCTGATTTTGGGTTTAATCAAGAAAGTATCCAGTTTTTCCTAGAAAAAATAACTCACGGCAATGAATGACCTTGAACTATTGAAGAAGCTTCCAAAAGAGCACTATACAGAACACTCTGGTAAGCCTATTCTTGTCCGCGATTTAATTAAAATTCTGGACGAAGAAGCTGAAGAGATAGAACGCAAGCAGAAAGCGGTACTTAAAAGAAAGAAAAAAAGAAATGAAGAAGATTCTAGTGATGGGTTTGCCCGGCGTGGGGAAAACGACCTTCGCTAAACAATTGGCGCCAAAACTGCAAGCGGTTCACCTTAATGCGGACGAGATAAGAAAAGAAATAAACAAAGATCTCGGCTTTTCAGAAGCGGATAGAATTGAACAGGCAAGGAGAATGGGGGTTTTGAGTGATATTGTTTGCCGAAGTGGCAATTTTGCGATTGCTGACTTTATTTGCCCAACCCCTGAAACCCGAAAAGCTTTTGGTTCCCATTATTTTTTAATTTGGGTAGACAGGGTTCCGTGCAGGAGTTTCCCGGATACAGCCAAAATGTTTGTTCCGCCAAACCAATTTGATCTTCAGATCACAAATGATCACAGTCCAGAGTTTTGGGCGGAAATAGCAATTAATTTATTATTTAAAAATACTTCAAAGAACAACTATGAAATTTGACTCTAAATCAGAAAAGTTCCAATTCATTCTCATGGTTTTAGCCGTTATTGCGGACATTGCCCTGATAATTAATATTATTCATCACTGGTAATGATTAAAAACATATTATATGGCCCCAAAATGGGGGACTTTGTTCGAAGTCTTTATGTTTCGCACCATTTGTACAAAAGAGATGGGACTAAATCTAATATTATTCTCAGTAATATTGGTGACAGTTTTGAAAATGGCCTAGTTAATACATTCAACGAGTTCAAGCCCGTTATAGAGCAGCAAGAGTTTTGCAATTCATTTGAACTCTATGATGAGCAAACTATTGACCTTAATATCGCGGAATTCAGAGCTAGCAAATTTCTGTTTAAGACTAACTGGCGTGACTTGTTGTGCAAAACATACTTAAACTCAGAAGACCCCTTTCCCGGTGCTTGGTTAAGATTCGATGAGAAAGAAGTCTGGGACGATACTTTAATCATAAATAGAAAGCCCAAGACTCCTTTTATTCCGCAATTAACGGAGCCTTACCTCCAACAAATTAAAAAATATAAGAAAAGTATTTATGTTGGGTATGAAGAGCATTACCGGCAGTTCCCACTAAAAGAATATTGCATATTCTATCAACCAAAAGATATTTTTGATTGGTTTTCGGTAATTTCGAAAGCTGAAAAGGTAATTGCGTGCCAAAGTGGCCCTCTTGATATTGCGATTTCTTTAGATAGGCCAACATTGGCAGAGCTTTTGCCCCGATCTACTAAT